TGGTTTCCAGAGTTGATTTAAATCTTTACCCGATGCTTCAATCTCCTCAAGTAATATTGAGTATACTGATTTTAAATCATCAAATAACCCTGGAAGAACAAAAACATCAGATTCAGTTATTATAGGTTGGGGGTGGTGCGGACTTAAAACTTGAATTTGCATATGCGGAGGTTCATACCAAGGTTCAAATGTTTCTGTATTAACTTTAACTAGTTTATGTCTGGAATTATTAGATTTATTTGATTTAGACTTTGCAAGTGTAAAACCAGGATCAGTAGTTGTAGATTTTGTATGTGAGAATTTACATTGAGAACCCTTGGTACATTTAGATTCAAGAAAAAATTTACAAACAGGTTGTGACATTTAATTTATATAAAAATTATTTTTAAATTTAATATCCAATTAATTTGAAAAACAATTTTTTTATACACATTTTCCCATTCTCCATCTACCAATAGGTTTTGGTAGTTCTTTTAGCATAATTTTTTCTGGATAAATTAAATAAAAATAATAAAAACAATATAAAGATATAAAAATTTATATATTATAATGGAAGATAACAAGATAGTGTATTTAAAAACAGATGATAACAAAATTATAAATGAAAACTGTATAAGATGGGTACAAAAAATGAGTGATTGCTTGGAAGTTTGTTCCAAACCAACAGGTTGTCATATGGGAACAGATACTCATAAAATATGTAAAGTAAATAATCTAGATAGTTATAATAAACTTAATAAACATTTTGAATAAAAATTGATCCATAAAGGAACAATTTTACTTTGAATAAAAATTGATAAATATATTTATTTAAATAATATAAATTATATAATTTAAGTAAATAAGATGAATAGAGATTTTAGTTTAATTATACAATTTGATTTGTATTTATCACGAAGTGCTAGCTATGTGTTTAGCAAATATGAGATTGATACAATTTTATCAAATTTAACAAAATCAGATTATGAAAAAAGATTTTGTTTGAATTTTTTTAAAAGAAACTCTATTCTAACTTTGTGTGATCCAATATCTCAAACATATTACTATAATTTAGAAAAACTAATCAAATATAAACCATATCCAAATTATCAAAAAATAACGAGTTTAATAAAAAAAGAGTCTGTAATAGAGTTAGATTTTACAAATTTAACTATAAGTTAATTTTTTATCGAATTGTATTATAAAATAGTTTGATGATCAAACAAATATTTATTTTTATTTTAAGTATATTTTTATTATTATTTGCAAAAATGATTATATATCGAAAATCAATGTATATCTATCCAATTTTAAAAGATGCAGATAATTATACTGATTTTTTAAAATCAAAAAAAATAGTTAAATTTAATTTAATAGATACATTAGGATGGTATATACCTGGGAAACAAAATAATAAAATAATTGTATTTTGTCATGGAAATTCAAATAATATCACTTGGAAAAAATATATTTTAGAAAGACTTTCTAACAGTTTTTCATGTCCAATTATTTGTATAGATTATTTAAGATCTCCTGAACAATCATTAGATAATATGATTACACGAACTGAAAAACTAATAGAAGATCTATTTGCCAAAGGTTTTGATATAAATCAAATTGTTCTATTTGGTGAATCACTTGGTTGTGCAATAGCTTTAAGTATTGCTCATAAATATAAAATTCCAAATATAATTAACTATATTGGATTTAGAAAAATGTCTGACATTGTTAAAGAAAAAATACCATATATTGGTACATTAATTAGTAATTTTATTTATGAACTTGATAATGAACTTATAATTAAATCAAATAACTTTAACTTGACTCTTTTGAATAGTCGAGATGATAGACTTATAAATTTTAAACATATTGAAGAATTAGCAAAAACTACATCAACAGAACTACTTGAAATAAAAGGATCACATAATAAACCAGAAATCCCAAATCATGTATTAGAAAAACTTAAACAAAAATATGGAATTTGATACTGTTGATATAAATTTATATAAAAATAGCTTTACTTGTTGATAAACTAACTGTTCCTACTGTATCAGTTGGATGTACATTTAGAATTTTAGTATATGTAATTCGTAATTTTCCTTTATTTGCATACTTTGATACTTGCTTGCATATAACAGCTCCTTGTTTAATTATTGGAAGTAATGTTTTATTTGGTACATCTATTAGGGTTTCTGGAATTTGTGCAACAACATGAGCAGATGGATAATCTGCAACATGAAACCAAATATCGCTTGGTTTAGAACTAGTTATAATATTAACATTATCTTGAGCATTTGAACCTATTAAAAAGGTTATCTCTTGAGCTAGTTTGGGAATTAATAAATTTATAGTTTTCATAAGATAATATATAATTAAAAATTAAATTATATAAAGTTTATAATTCAATTTTTTATCAAATATTGTCTAAATTATATGATTTTAATATTTGAGTGATTGTTCCCAAATAGTCAAATGTTGGTTCATGATCCATTTGAAATTTTATTTTATTAAATTGATTATTTAGTTCATCTAAAATTATATCATCAATTGGTTTTAATAATTTACAGTCTAGAACACTATCTGATAAATAAACTTTAATTATTTGTTCAGATTTTTTTAAACTATCTTTAGTCACATATAATGGTATAGGATCTGCTAATGCTGAACCTAGTGATTTTTCACAATCAGCTTTTGCTATATCTTGAATATATCGAGAAAAATTATTATCAATCATATATTTTAAACAATCTAAACAAAATATAGTATTTGACTTTAAATCTTGATCTAACCAAGGTGTATTAGTTTCATCCATATCTTCACAACATATTCCACAAATTGTTGAGACTTGTTTTTCTTCAGACATTTGATTTAGCTTAGTTAAATTAAATCAAATTAATTAAATATCAATCTTTTATCAATCCTTTAGACAATCTTTTATCAATCCTTTAGACAATCTTTTATCAATCCTTTAGACAATCTTTTATCAATCCTTTAGACAATTTTTGAATCTTCTAGATAACCTGGTGGTAAATCTATAACTTTATATATATCCAAAATTTCTTTAACTACTTCAGATCTTTCAATATCTCCAGTATCAAATTCAATAGATGATATTGAATCAGATCTTCTACCTTGAAATCTTGATAAAAAATCTTCTAATCCATTAACCTCTCCATGTCTATCATTTTGTTCTAAATCTCCTGTAATTATTAGTCTAGTATTTTCTCCAATACGTGTTAACATCATTTTCATTTGATTTATTGATGAATTTTGCATTTCATCTGCAACTATCCAACAATTTTTAAATGTCCTACCTCTCATATAAGCTAATGGAGAAATTTCAATTATTTTTTCTTCAATTAATTGAGTTACTTCATGTGGTGTAATAAAATTATATAGAACATCATACAATGGTCTCATCCAAGGTGCTAATTTATCTTCTAAAGTACCAGGAAGAAATCCAATTTCTTCATCAGTAGTGACTGCAGGACGAACAAAAACAAGTTTCTCAAATTTACCTTGTAAAAATCCTTTAATACCCATTTCTGTAGCTAAAAGAGTTTTACCAGAACCAGCAGGTCCAGTTGCAATTACAATTGTTTGTGTTTGATCACTTAAAACTTGCACATATTTTTTTTGTGCACAAGATCTTGGTTTAGTAAATTTTGCTTCAATTTGGGTCTTTTCTTTTGGTGACACATATGAATAGTACTCATTTAAATACTTTGCTTCATTTGCCTTTTTTTTATCATTATAAGACTCCAAATCTTCGTTTACTATCCTTTCAATCATCTTCTTATTCTTTTTTCTATTCATTAATATATATATATATAATAAATAGTTAAAAATGGTTTAAAAAAGTATTTTTTTTAAAGTGTTTGTTTTCTAAAAATTTTTTAGATCTAAAAAAGGGATCATACATAGAAAGTCTATAGGATCGTGTGACTTGCAATTTCCTGTTGGTGCCTGATATTTTTGTAGGATTGGTAATAAATTTTCTAATGTACCAAAAATATAAACACTAGCTTTACTTTTAGATATATTATCATCTTTAGTTGGATCTGGTAAAATATTTTCAATATCTACAAATGTATATTGAGAACTATCATTAATTTCGATAACAAAGTGGTGATGATTATATTTTTCACCAAATTTACACAAGCTGTTTTTGTCAATCGAAATATGAAGTTCTTCAGTAAGACCACGTAGAGCATTATCAATAGGAGATTCATTGCAATGACGTGTTTCTGAAATACCTGCTTGTATATCACCACCTTTTTTGTCAATATACTTGACACCTAATAAATACAAATTTCTTGCATTTGGGTGAGATGAGAGATACTTGAGAACACTGCGTGTAAGATTTGGACAATATGTAGATCTTTTAATATCTTGAGGATGTTTTTTAATTGTTCCAGTTTCATTACCTAGTATATAGGTTAAAGACTTGGTTGGTCTGATAGATTTTGCAGATATAACATTAGTTTGAGCGATTGTTTTATGCATGCAAGAGAGAAAGGAGGGACTATTATTAAGGTGTTTAATATACTTTTTTATTTTCAATTTTTTATTTATATAATGGACTCTAAATTTACTATAAGAAACCTAAAAACTTCAGATTATAATAAAGAATATTTTAATCTATTAAGCCAGTTAACAAATACAACAGAAATATCTTATGAAGAGTTTAATAAATTTGTTAGTGAATTAAACCTAGATCATCAAATATTTGTAATAGAGGATTTATTAACAAACAGAATAATTGGTACAGGAACAATTTTAATAGAAAATAAACTAATTCATGGTTTAGGAAAAGTAGCACATATAGAAGATATAGTTACAGATAACAAATTTAGAGGTCAAGGGCTAGGAAAATATTTAATAGAAAAGTTAATAAATGTAGCTAAAATAGCAAAATGTTATAAAGTAATATTAGATTGTTCAGAGCATAATATTGGATTTTATACAAAGTGTGGATTTGAAACTAAAGGTGTTCAAATGGCAAAATATTTTTAGAAAGGTTGTGAACAGCTCGTTAATACCAAAAAATTGAATAATATATTAATTTAATATAGATATAATATATTAAATCAATCAAAAAATGTCATCTATATCTAGTATTCTAATCTTGCTATTTTTATCATTTATTAGTTTTAGTTTTTCTAAAAAAATTAAAACTAGTAATTTATTTAAATATAAACTATCACCTAATCAAATTCAATATAAAGAATATTTAGATGATCAGTTATTTTCTGTTATTGTTGCAGTAGGACCAGCTGGAACTGGTAAAACAATGTTAGCATGTGAACAAGCTATTCATGAATTAAATACTAATAAAATAAATAAAATTATTATTACACGTCCAACTGTTACTGCTGGTGAGGAACTTGGTTTTCTACCTGGTGGAATTAATCAGAAAATGGATCCATGGACAAGACCAATATTTGATATTTTTAATGATCATTTTTCAAAACATGCTGTAAAATCAATGTTAGCCGATGGTGTAATTGAAATAACACCATTAGCATTTATGAGAGGAAGAACTTTTACAAACTCTTTTATTATTGCCGATGAAATGCAAAACTCTACACCAAATCAAATGATTATGTTAACTACAAGAGTTGGATTTGATAGTAGATTAGTTATTACTGGTGATCCAACACAGTGTGATCTTCAAAAAGATAATTATATTAATGGTTTATCTGATTTATTATATAGATTAGATTATTTTGATTCTGATTATATAGAAAAACAAGAGCCATTTTTTGGAATTGTTGAATTAGATGGTTCAGATATTAGAAGAAGTGCTGTTGTTGAAAAAATAATTAAAATTTATGATAAGAAAAATCAGTAATTATCTTTAAATTTATTTTATATCATCTTTTTAATTATCTATGTTCTTTTAAACTGTTAAATAAAAAAACAGGATTTTGTTCTTTTGGTACTTGATGAATCCTGTTTTTTTATTTAACAGTTTTTTTCTAAATTAAATTATGCATGTTAGAAGATAAAACTAATTATAATTCAAAATATTTAAAATATAAGAAAAAATATTTAGAAAAGAAAATAATTTTAAAAGGAGGTAATTATATTTCTAAATTTGGTTCATTCGGTAGTGAAGATGAACAGTTTAATTACCCAAGAGGTATAGGTATTCTCACAGATAATAAAATAGTAGTTTCAGATAGTAATAATCATCGAATTCAAATATTTAATCAAGATGGTACATTTCATTCTAAATTTGGTTCACAAGGTGATATAGGTGGAAAGTTTAACTATCCAAAAGGTATAGGTATTATACCAGGACCAGATGATAAAATAGTAGTTGCAGATAGTTCTAATAATCGAATCCAAATATTTAATCAAGATGGTACATTTATTTCTGAATTTGGTCGATTCGATAATGAAGATAGACAGTTTAAATTTCCAGAAGGTATAGGTATTACACCAGATGGTAAAATAGTTGTTTCTGATCAGAAAAATCGAATTCAAATATTTAATCAAGATGGTACATTTATTTCTAAATTTGGTTCACAAGGTAGTGCAAATGGAAAGTTTAAATCTCCAAAAGGTATAGGTATTACACCAGGACCAGATGGTAAAATAATAGTTGCAGATAGTGGTAATCATCGAATCCAAATATTTGATAAAAATGGTATATTTATTTCTAAATTTGGTTCACAAGGTGATGCAGATGGACAGTTTAAGTATCCAAAAGGTATATGTATTACACCAGGACCAGATGGTAAAATAATAGTAGCAGATAATCATCGAATTCAAATATTTAATCAAGATGGTACATTTGTTTCTACATTTGGTTCACAAGGTTATGCAAATGGACAGTTTTTCCTTCCATATGGTATAGGTATTCTCCTAGATGGTAAAATAGTAGTTTCAGATAGTTCTAATAGTCGAATCCAAATATTTAGTATACCACAACCACCACAGCCAGCACAACCACTACAACAACTACAACCGCCACTACCACTACAACCAGTACAACCAGCACGACAACTACAACCGCCATCACCACGGTCACTACAACCACTACAGCCAGCACAACCGCCACCACCACGGTCACTACAATCAATAAATAAATTTGGTTCATTAGGTAGCGAAGATGGAAAGTTTGAATATCCAAGAGGTATAGGTATTCTCCCAGATGGTAAAATAGTAGTTGCAGATAGTGGTAATCATCGAATTCAAATATTTAATCAAAATGGTATATTTCATTCTAAATTTGGTTCACCTGGTAGCGAAGATGGACAGTTTTTCCTTCCATATGGTATAGGTATTCTTCCAGATGGTAAAATAGTTGTTACAGATAGTGATAATCATCGAATTCAAATATTTAATCAAAATGGTACATTCGAATTTAAATTTGGTTTTAGAGGTAATGCAAATGGGCAGTTTGAATATCCAAAAGGTATAGGTATTCTTCCAGATGGTAAAATAGTAGTTGGAGATACTTATAATAAACGAATTCAAATATTTAATCAAAATGGTACATTTCATTCTAAATTTGGTTCACAAGGTAGTGCAAATGGGCAGTTTAGTTTTCCACTAGGTATAGGTATTCTCCCAGATGGTAAAATAGTAGTTGCAGATAGTTTTAAGAATATAATTCAAATATTTAATCAAGATGGTATATTTGTTTCTAAATTTGGTTCACATGGTAATAGAGATGGAAAGTTTAAATCTCCGAAAGGTATAGGTATTACACCTGGACCAGATGGTAAAATAGTAGTTGGAGATACTGATAATCATCGAATTCAAATATTTAATCAAGATGGTACAATTGTTTCTAAATTTGGTTCACGAGGTAATGGAGATGGAAAGTTTAAACATCCAAGTGGTATAGGTATTATACCAGGACCAGATGGTAAAATAGTAGTTGCAGATAGTGATAATCATCGAATTCAAATATTTAGTAATGTTGTATCTTTAGAATCTTTTAATGTTGTATCTTTAGAATCTTTTTATGATAATATTACAAATAATAAAATTGGTAAACGTAAGGTTAAAATTCAAATAAAATATTTAATAATTGGTAATAAAAAATATTATGAGTCAATATATAATTTATTACAAAGTTTACCTGATTATAAAAACATTTTAAAAATAACTTTTTTTAATATTTTAGAAGGAAGGGAAGACTCTGGTGTAGATGCAAATGGTTTAACTAAAGAAAGTTGTGATATTTTTATGAATCAAGCATGTAAAATTGATAAAGTATTTAAACGTGAATATCTAACTCTTACTTTTAAAGATAATTTTGATTCTTCTAAAAATCAATTAGAAGAATACTATGATTCTATATATATTTTAATTAAACAAGATGAAGTAAATGCTAAAATATATGCAGAATTAACAGAGATACCCCGTGATCAATTAACAGAAGCAAATAAAGCTAAAAAAGAACAAATAATTAAAAAAATAAAAGAAAATAAACAAGTTAAGGATATACTAAAAAAATATATACAAAAGGCAAAAGAAATAATAACAGAACAATCTTGTGAAAATGATACTGAATTAACAGAAGCTAAAATAAAAGAACAAGTAATTAATATACAATTAGAAGAAAAATATACAGAATATAATCAATTATTTGAAATTGATAAACACAATACCTTTGATATTATAGAAACAGTTCCAGTAGAAACCTATAGAACAGCAAGTAAAATATTTGCACTTTATATATACAATAATTGTGTATTTAATACTTTGGCAAATCCATATCTATTATGGACATTTTATATTAATAATAATTTTGAAAAATTTAATTTATTACCATTAGAACCTATGCTTAAATTAGGATCTAATTTAGACAATGATGAATTTCCTTATGGATGTGTAGATGAAACAAAATTTAACCAAATTAATGAATGTAATAAAGAAATAACATATGAAATTGGTGAAGCTGGAGATGAAGAAGAAATTATTATAGAAATTGAGTTCTGTGACAGAGATGTTAGTGGTAATTGTATAGAAGAAGATAGAAAAATAAAATTAACAGATAAAAATATATCAAATATGAGAAAATATTTAATAGATGAAATGAGAAAAAAATATTCAAGAAGAAAAGAATTATTAAAAAGTATAGAACAAATATTTATAGATTTTTTAGGAAATAGTAAAGAGTTGTTAGAATTAAAAATGTTAGAAACAGTAATATGTGGAGAGCAAAAATTAATGCTTGAAGATTTTTTCCAATATTTAAGATTTAATAATAAATATAAGGTTTCTAGAAACATGACATCTGTTGAACAAGAAGCAATAAAAGAATTAATCACATTACATAGTGAAGAATCAAAAAAAAAGGGAGAAATAAATGTATATTTAGAATCATTATTAAATTTCATAACAGCATCAAAGAGAATATCTAATAAAATAAAAAAAACAGGAATAAGTTTTAATTTAGTACCTTATCCTGGGATACCACCAATTAATGCACATACTTGTTTTAATTATATAGATGTAAAAGAAACATACTTGATCGATCTAACAACTAAGAGAGCAGAAGGTAGAATAAGAGAGTCTACATTATTTGAATGGTTAGGACCAGAATTATTAAAAAATCAATTAGCTCAAACATTTGGATTTGCAGGATAAAATAAATTTAAATAAAATTACTGATTTTTCTTTTCATAAATTTTAATAATCCATGTTCTTTTGGTACTTGATGAATCCTCAATATTAATATTAGAGTATTCAATGTTGACATTAAATAATATCTACAAAAAAAGAACATGAGTTGATTTTACTGGATTGCGACATATTGCACATGCATTTTTTTTAGGATTTTGTTCCTGACATGTCGAGCAAATACAATGTCCACATGGTATACAAACAATATTTACTTTGTTTTCCAAACAAATAGGACATGTTATATTTATCTTATAGTTCTGATCCTCTTTAATCTTCTCGGTTTGAATATGAGCTGCTGGAGCTAGACCTGGTTGTACTTGTCTTCTAATATTTGTGCTCAGAGCATGATCTTGTATGTAACCAATATAGTCAAGCATATGTCCTCCTCCTCCTTCAGCAGCTCTAGGGGTTTCTTGAGCCTGAGCTCTTTGGGCTTCTTCAATTGCTCTAGACTCGTTCTTAATATCAGTATCAGAACCAATATGTTTGATTTGGCAAGCAAGTACATTAGCTAAAAATACAGTTTTATTTTGTGTTACTGTACTAGCTTCTGTGATTGGAATAAATTGTGTAGAACCAGATTGTTTCATTAACACACGTGTAAACACATAATAAAACTGATTAATTTTGTTAATCAGTATTACTATAGAGCTTTCAGGTGTTTCCTGAATATAGTAGTTAGACTCGGTAAAAACAGTGGTAACAACAAATGAACCATGATTCCTATCTATATACTGTCTAACCTGTTCTGGTGTGGCAAAAATTTGTGTTTGGATATTCATTGTTTTAAATATACTATATTAATCAAGTTGATATTTACTTGATCAATAAATCAAATTAATTGGTTTTATTATCAATATTTTTTTTCAATTTTTTATTGATGAGCTTTACGATTCAATAAAAAAATGCTTGGATAAAGTCAATTTTTTATTGATGAGCTTTACGATTCAATAAAAAAATGCTTGGATAA